GTTTTTCCATATCACATAACATGCAAGACTGGCATCGTTAAGCCTCTAGGCCCACCACACGGACGCTGAAAAGAAAGCGAGACTCGTGAGGACTAGAGCCTTTTACGCATGTTCTGTGGTACTTTTACCGGTGAAGGCCCATTGCGGGCCGTTGGGCATTGGTGGACAGCGGCCAATGCTGGCATTTTGCTGTAGCGAAAATTTGAAATTTTCGTTGCTGCGCTCGGGCGAGACCATTTGCCCGGACCCCTCGGAGGACTGGCTCCCTGGGAAGGGTCGGCGTTCCACGCCTTGCTTTGTGAAGGAACGCATGCACCGAGAGTCCGCCGCGGCACGGGGGTACCGCGAGACTGGATTTCATGGCCATGTCAAGGCTGATCGGGGCTCAATTCCCGAGCAGAAGAAGCAGATTGCGCGCCGTGTCCGAGCACATCAGGTGCAGGACATGACTCGCAAGCAAATTAATCAAACTTCATTTCTCAGGGCCCAGCCGAAGAAGCGGCCCGTTATGCCATGGACTAAGGCAGGGCATTCCATGGCCCTTTTCAATATAGTGGGGCGGTACATGCGCACCCACCAATTGCCAACTGAAACCCCTGCTCAATTGTTGGCTCTTTTGCCCACAGTTCCTCCATCCTTCAACAGGGCCGCTTTTAGAGTGATGCTAGCAGCACGCTCGGCGGTGCCTGAAACAGCTGCCGCTGCTCCCACTGTCAATAGGACCAAGTTGGAGCGGCAGCATAAGTATGAACAGCGGCGTATCCGCCAGCTCAAGAGAGCGCTGGGGAGGCCGCCCACCAAGGAGGAGATTGACATTGCCCTTTCACGTTCAAATAAGGATGTCAAACACCCAGGCCCCTACAAGGCGAAGCTTAAGAAGCCTAATCCAACCTGCAAGCATGGTTGCATGTATGCTGGTATGGACGCCTTGGTTGAAGGAGACTGGATCAAGAAGCACAAGTACATTAAGTGTCCCTTATGCTCGTGCCGCTTGATTGAGTGTGCTGGTTCAGGCCTGCATAATGGCCGCCACCCAATCCCATTTGCCCAGGCGCCTGCTGCCTCTAGGGCTGAGGAAGTTGATGGGAAGAGGCCACTCAGTGTGAATATTACAGTGCGCAATAAGGGAGACTCCAAGCCAAAGGTCACCTTCACCCGCCATGACTTGCGTGAGCAAGACCACCCCAAGCTGGTTGGCCAGGTGCTTCAGAATGACTTTAAAGAAGGAGTCTCAAAGTGTGATCTTGCGGAATTGGTGCTAGGCGACTTCGCCGTCCACATGATCCCACCAACCATAGTGGAGAAGCCTCCCACTCCCTCCACTAGTGGTAGCACGCCTGCCCCAGAGTTGCCCTTAGGTGAGTGCACTACAACCACCACCACCACCCTAGTGCATCGGGGCCATAACGCCGAACAGGAGGCGTATGACGCCGAGTTGTTGAGGCGTGCTAGCTCTGTCACCATAGACATGCCAGAGGAGAAGGAGCACACCACCCTCGTTAAGCAGGTTGAAGTAGCCCTTAACAAAATGGCAAATCCGCCGGCTCCCATTGCGCCCGCGGATGACAAGAAGGATGATGCTCCAACCAAGCCGCCAGAGGACCATTCCGCCCACAACCCTGATACAGACCCATGGTTGCCGTCAGACAATGTTGTGCCTCTGCGCGGGATTATGCTCACCAAGAAGGAGGCCCAGGATGTAGCTCGCACCCTGGGGGCCTCATACAAATCCCCCATCACTCATGAGCATAAAATTCAGTATTACAGGGGGGAGCGGCGAATACTACCCAATAGAGCAGTGCTTGAGTGCAAGCAGGACTTTGAGGTTTGCCGCATTACTTATGAGGTGCCAAGCAGGATATTCACCATTTTGCTAGCCATTGTTGCTGCCATTTATTTTACCCTCATTATCCCAGTCCTGCTTTCTTTTGGCATAATCACCGCATTATATGACACACTCGTGTCTACGGCACTCGCCGCAGCCCTGTACTGTTGGGCGCCGAGTTATAAGCATGAGTGTTGCTATGTGCCACACTTGGTTGGTGCAGCCCTGCAAGAGTATGACCGGGGCACCAACGAAGTAGTCCTGAACGCCACGTTGGGTCAGCATTTGAGGCGGATGGCCGCATTCCCAATGCCTGACTACCAACATAATGCTTACTTAGAGGGCACAAAGCAGGTGGTCCATTATGCCATGCACGAACGGGGTTTTTATTTTCGCCCCGGTCGTGCAAGAGTTTGGGGCGTATAAACACGGCCAGTGATCAGAGAAAGTGGTTCGCCATGGGCGCTCGGGTGGACGAGCTCCCGTTGGCTAAGCCAACATCTGAAGCACAGGTTGCTGTTAACGACCCCTTGATTGGCCGTAGAGCGCGGAGGCGGATGTTTCGCCGACTGCCATACGGCCACATTCCAGGATATGCACCTATATGCCTGGACACTAATGACCCAGCAACAATTAAGGCTGGGTATACCGCCCGACTCTTGAGAGATCTCCCGACCCCTGATCAGGAGATGCTCGGGCGGTTTTTTGATTTCGTGAGGGCTTACGTCTCTCATTTGCCTCGGGTCCGTAAGTTGGACTTCGAGGAGTGGTTATTGACCACTACTTATAATGAGGAACGTAAAAATCAGCTTAGACAGGCTTACACTGAACTGCGCGGTGGTTGTCCCACCGAGCGTCAGTGTAGCCATGTCGACGGGTTTGTCAAATCAGAATTCTATGTGCAATGGAAACAAGCCCGTCTCATTAATAGCCGTCACGATGCTTTTAAGGTTTGGTCTGGTCCAGCATTTAAAGCAATGGAGCAGTTGGTGTATGGCTCCATCCCAGAATTCATAAAGCATGTGCCCGTACCAGAACGGTCTGCCTGCATCGATTCGATGCGTCAGGCCGGACGTCGCTATTTTCAGACGGACTTCACTGCGTATGAGTCGCACTTCACCCCCCAAGTGCTGGAGGGTGTTGAATGCATACTCTATGCGCATCTGATGGCGGATTATGCCGATGCTGACTTAATCCGGCGCACGCTTTGTGGGCTCAATCGCATAAGAACCAGGTCAGGAATTAAGGTGCACATTCAGGGCCGCCGCATGTCTGGAGACATGTGCACTTCCTTGGGAAATGGTTTCACTAATCTTATGCTAGCCAAGTTTATCGCCCATGAAAATCATGGCTCCATTATTGGCTATGTTGAAGGTGATGATGGCATCTTTTCAACGGATTTTGAGCTCACACAAAAACAATACCAGGCCCTGGGCTTCAGCATAAAAATAAATGAGTATGCTGACCCCAGAAAGGCCTCCTTTTGCGGCCTAGTTTTTGGCTGCGACAACCAGATCATCAGGGACCCCATTAAAACTTTTCAGGGGTTTGGTTGGACGCAATCATCAATTCAGGCTGGCACAACAATAATGATGGGCTTGCTTCACGCGAAGGCTCTGTCAGCTATATATGAAACACCAGACTGTCCAATAGTAGGTGTTTTAGCTAGACAGGCACTGCAGCGCTCTGCTGCGTACAAGCCCATCTTTGTCCAGGATGGCTATCATGCACCACTGCCTTCATTCGCCATCCAGCCCTTCAACCCTACCCCCAACACTAGGCAACTGTTCGCTGAGGTCTTCGGGATTTCTTTACCCGCTCAGTTAGCTATAGAACAGGCCATTGTTGATGGGGACCTAGACAGGGTAGCATGCCTTTGCCCTCCTCCACCG